AAAAAAATAAAAAACAAAAAAACTCAAACATATTAAAAATCAAAAAACTAAACACTTGATGTTAAACTATGTGTATAAGGATTTTCTTTAAATGCATTTAAAATATCATGTTGCATACGATCTGTATCAATATTTTGATTATATTGTTGTTTTCCTCTAATTTTACCATATTCAACAGTTGACATTGATTTTTGAGGCATACTTGTTGGTACCCACATTCTTTTATTATCTCTATCCACGTCATTCTTTGCAATATTTACATTCATTTGTTGATTATATATACTTGTATTTCCATGATTTGTTCTACTAACAATGGATTTTTCTTTTGATTCATTATTATATTGTGTATATGCTGTATCATAATTCATGTCACCCCAACCAGTGGCAGATCCACCAGCAACACCATTATAACTACTATTTGTTGTATCACGTTGATTTGTAATTGGTGTTTGATCATTTGTTTTATATCCACCTTCAGTTTGACGACCAATAAAAGAATTTGGTGTATATAATGTTGTTTCTTTAATTGTTGTAGATGTTTTATCATGTGGGTTATTTATATAACTATCAGGGACTCTAGTACCAGCATCACCATAAATACGATAATTGGATGAATATTCATCACGTCTTGTTGGATTAAATGCATCCATTAATGGTGCTATAACTGCACCGATAGCCCTGCCAAATCCACTTCTAATTGTATCAGGTTGTCTTTGTAATGAACGATTATTTGTATAATTTGTATGACTTTTTAATGCATTTTCTTTATCAATATGTCCTCCACGATTTATTGCACTTGATGGACCAATATCGCAAACTGGTAATTCTGTTCGTTTTGGTTCTTCAACAGATCCTGGTACATAATTAGCAATACGATCACCTGGTCCAGCAATACCAGAATAAGATTGAGTTGTTGATAAACGACTTGTTGAATGTACTTCTTCAATTGGTCTTAACATTTGTCCTTTTTCTTGTCCTGTTGTGGTTAACCACCGATCTTGTGTTTGAATAAAAAATTTGTCTGGATTATATTTTTCAACTTTTCCAATAATACCTGTATTTTGAACATGTGAATAAGATGGTCCTTGATGGTTATCTAATGAATACTCCATTTTTGGATTCGTTGCAACACGCAGTTGATCAACTGTTTTGGGTAACCATGAATCACGCGATTCCATACCAGAATTAAATCCACCACTTCCTTGTGACGTATATCCTTGATTTAATCCTGGTCCAACATATTCTGGTTCAAATGGTTTTATATTACTACTTTTCATACCAGGATTTACACGTGATTGATAAAAATCACTACTATTTGGAGCACCATTTGCCCATTGCATGTTCTGCTCAGGTTTAAATAAAGGAGCTTGTTCTACTTTTTTAATTATTTGAGAACCACTACCAATCATATTATCTAAAATTGTTTCATTTACATTATTATCATAAATTTGACCTTTAATTTTACCACCATAAAATGGTACCATATTATTATGTTTAAACTCAGTTTTTGCCATATAATCACCTGTTAATGTATAGACATCTTGAATGTTATTTCCTACATTTGATCCTTTATTTTTATTATTTTCATATAAATTTTGATTAAAATATTTATCACTTGCAACATTTGGATTTACATATTCTTGAACTGTATCATTTAATTCATTAATATTTGATACTGGATAATTTTTAGGTTGAACATTTACATTTGGTAAATAATTTTGTTTTGCACCCATATTTGTATATTTTTCAATATTAATTCGTTCTCGTTCATTATTTTTTGAAGATTGTCCTTGATTTGAAGCAATATATAAACCACCTAATGCTAATATAGGAATTGCTAACTCCATTAATATATAATAAGTATTATATTTTTTAAATACAATACTTATTATTTTATTTTTATAAATTATATAATATTTTATACCATTAAAATTAATTTTTAATATAAATATTGTTTTGATGTAGTAAAATTGTCTTTTTCAATAATTCTCGTACTTACATTATTTTCAAATGAAAAACATACATTTTCTTGAGGGTTTAATGGAAGTATACCCCAATGTGGTTGTTCTAATTCACGAGAAGTCCATGCAGGCATAATTGTTCTTGATTCTTCAGTATAAAGTTTTGTATTTGTTGGATATTGAATTTTATTTGAAGAAACATTAAATTTTGTATATTCATCTTTTCCTAAACAATCTTTACTTGTTCTCTTACTAACACCTCTTAATTCACTTTCCAAATCAATATAATTTGTCATTAAATTTCCACCCCATGTTTGAATTCTAATTTGAGGATCTGCAATATATTCTGGTTTATCTCCATTTCCAGGAACATTTAAAATCCATCTACCTTGATCAGTTGATTGTTGTAATTGTTTTGCAACTCTACTTGGATCATCATGAAATCTAGTAAATGCCATAATATTATATATATTTTATATTAATATTTATTTATTTATTTAATAAAAAATAAACTTAAACAAAAAAATATATTATTTATATGGAATTTAATTTTAAACAAGATAATGCTTCTTCTGATACACCAACATTATGTTTAAATATGATTGTTAAAAATGAAAGTAAAATTATTTTACGATTACTTGAATCTGTTTATAAAATTATTGATTGTTATTGTATTTGTGATACGGGTTCAACTGATAATACGATTGATTTGATAACTACATTTTTTAATAGTAAAAATATTAAAGGAAAAATTGTTAATGAACCATTTCAAAATTTCTCTCATAATAGAAATTTTTCTTTAAATAGTTGTACTGGTATGTCAGATTATGTTATATTTTTAGATGCTGATATGATGCTTGAATTAAAAACATTTACAAAAAGTGTATTATTAACAGCTGATTCATTTTCAATTTTACAAGGTAATGATAGTTTTTTCTATTATAATATGAGAATAGTTAAAAATAATGGATTGTATAAATATAAATCAGTTACACATGAATATATTGATACACCTCAAGGTAATAAAAATATAAATATAAAAAAAGATATGTTATTTATTAATGATGTTGGTGATGGTGGTTCAAAAGGTAATAAATTTGATAGAGATGTAATGCTATTAACTAAAGGTATTGAAGAAGAACCAGATAATGCAAGGTACCATTTTTATTTAGCAAATAGTTATTATGATTCTGGAAATAATAACGAATTAGCCATTACGTATTATGAAAAACGTATTAAATTAGGTGGATGGGTTCAAGAATTATGGTATAGTTATTTTCGTATTGGATTAATTTATAAAAGAATGAATAGAATGGGTGATGCAGTTTTTAATTGGATAGCTGCATATGAATGTTTTCCTAATAGAATTGAAAATTTATTTGAAATTGTGCATTATTATAGAAATATTGGTGGTAAAAGTAAATCAGCATTTATTTTTTATAACTTAGCTAAAGATATATTAAATAAAAATCTTAATTGGTCTGAATATTTATTTTTACAAAATGATGTTTATAAATATAAACTTGAATATGAATATTCAATTATTGCGTGTTATTTAGATATTCATAATATTAATGATCAAGTTGTAACAATAATGAATAATTGTACAAATGATCACGGAACTATTAGAAATGTATTATCAAATATGAAATTTTATAAGGATATTCTTGTTCCTACTAAAAAAATAAATATAAGTAATAAATTATCACATATAATTAATAAATCATATACTGATTTTAATTCTTCATCGTGTTGTATTATTCCAAATAACAATAACAAATCAGATGGATATTTAGTAAATATGCGAATGGTTAATTACACCATAAATGCTAATGGATATTATCGCGATTATGGTAAACATATTATAACAATTAATAAATATATTGAATTAGATTCAAATTTTTCAATAATAAAAGATAAAATAATAGATATTGAATTTGTTGATAGACAATATATTGGTGTTGAGGATGTGAGAATATTTAGAACACCTGAAGATGAATTGCTTTTTATTGGAACTGGGTACCATTCAACCGATATTATTGGAGTTGTAACTGGAAAATATGAACCATTTAAAGAAAATAATTGTCTACAATCAGTTGAAATTACTCAAGATTTTAAAGAAACCGAATGTGAAAAAAATTGGGTTTTTGTAAATATTGAAAATAAAGTTAATGTTGTATATAATTGGTTTCCTCTAACATTATGTGATATTAATACTGAAACAAATAAATTAAATGTTATTAAAACAATAAATACTCCAGCAATTTTTAACCATATAAGAGGTTCAACAAATGGATTTAATTATAAAAATGAGATATGGTTTGTTGGTCATCTTGTTTCATATGAACAACCTAGACATTATTATCACATATTTATGGTATTTGATGAAAATATGAAATTATTACGTTATTCAGCTCCATTTAAATTTGATGAACATTGTATTGAATATTGTTTGGGATTAATTGTTGAAGATGATCGTGTTATTTGTTCATATAGTACATGGGATAGAACATCAATTATTGCATTGTATGATAAAAAGATTATTGATGATAAAATATCATATAATTTTTAATAAAATAATATAAAGAATTTTTTATTATATTAATAATAATGAAAATAGCAATTATATCTGAATTTGGTCATTTTGAGTGTTTAGGTTTTTTATTAGAAACTTTAAAAGAGTTTGAAATAACAGTTTATACGCATTTAAATTTAGATAAATATTTTTGGTTAGATTATTATAAATCAATATTTTCATTTAATATAATAAATAATTTGAATATAGATAATAATAATAATTTCAATAAAATAATAAAATTAACATCAACTGATCTTCCATATTTACAAAATGAAATATCCATATTGCATATTAAAAATTATTATGAAAATAATAAAAAATATTTATCATTATCACCGCATGTTTCGGGTGAAAACATAACATATACATTTCCAATTTTTAATCCAATTACATATAATACATTAAATTATTCTTCAAAAAATATTACATTAATTGGATATTGTTTAAATAACAATATAGATTCTGATACAAAATTATTTATACAAAATAATTCGGATTATACTTTTAATTTTATAGTTTGGGGTGATACACATTATGGAAATTTAAAAGAACATAAAAATGTTAATATTTTACAAAATATAAATACTAATGAAATGATTAAAATTATTAATAATTCACAATTTATTTTATCAAAAAAATATATAAGTTATGATAGATTCAGTGGGCAGTTAGGTTTAGCAATGTCTTTTGAAAAACCTATAATTATTGATTCTAAATCAGCATCAACATATAATCTACCCGGAATTACTTTTAATAATAATTATTCAGAAATTGGTAAATTATCCAATATTTCAGATGAAATATATAATAATATTGTTGAAAAAATTAAAATTTTTAATAAAAATCAATTAAGTAATAATTATAATAATATTATGAAATTATTATAATATATAATGAATAATAATAATACAGTTTTATTAATAGAACCAAGAAAAATAAACGATATTTATAAACTTATTAACGATTATTATTCACATTTAAATAATTGGAATTTTGTATTTTATTGTGGTAAAAATTTAAAATCATACTGGGAAAATATTTTAGATAAATATGTTGAAATCCGTGAATTACCTGTTGATAATTTTAATACTGCTTCAGAATATAGTTTTTTTATGAAACAAAAAGAATTATGGGAAACATTGTATGGTGAATATGTATTAACAATTCAACTTGATACATTAATAATTAACAAAAATCTATATAATATTGAGTATTTCATAAATTTAAATAAAAGCTATATAGGTGGAAATATGGATTTTAATTGGAAAGAATTAGAAAGAGAAAATATTACTTTTAAATATTATAATTTTAATGGAGGTTTATCTCTTAGAAAACGATTAGATATGATAAAAATAATAAAAACATTTCCATCTATTTTATTTGAAGGACCTGATATATTTTCATCAAAAATTGAAACAGATCCAGAAGATGTATATTTTACAAAAGGATGTTATAAATTAGGATTGTCATTGGGGGATGATGAAGAATCTTCATTTTTTGCAATTCACAAAATTTATAAAGAATCATTTTTTGGAATTCATCAACCATCAAATAATTTACATGATATAATTTTAAAAAATTATCCAGAAGTATTAAATTCTAATTTATTTATTAAAAATTAATACCATTTATAATTTTCATCACCTTGAATATTAATTATTGATTTTTCAGGTTCAACTAAAATAGCATCTTTTGTTCCATATACAGACCAATAAAAACTTCCATTATTACCATATACTTTAAATTCATTATTTTCAATTTCTGTTGATTCATATATATTTGCATTTAATCTCTCTTTAAAATAAATTGATGTTATTTGAACACTTAAATTATATGCAATTGATTCAACATAATCTGGTAGTTTTATTATTACAAATTCATTATTTTCAATTGTAGCTTTACCGCGATAATAGACCCCAGCTTCTGGTCCTTCTAAACATGCATGTATTAAATATTTAGACTCGTGTATTGGATGATCAACAATAAATGTTTTACCTGATCCTGTTGGTCCTGTACATCCATGTCCTGTTGGACCTACACTACCCATACATCCAGGCATACCAATTATCCCTCTAAGTCCAGATATTCCATCCATACCAGTTGGACCTTCAATACCATTTGGTCCTTTATGACAACATTTTTTATTTTGCATTCCAATAAAACTTAAATATGGATCTGACATTATATTTATATATTATATATTATTTAAATAATATATAATTTAAATTTTAATTTATATATTTATTATTTTAATATTAAAATTATTAATACCATTTATAAGGTCCATTTCCTTTAACATTAATTACATATTTTTCAGGTTCAACTAAAATATCATCTTTTGTTCCATATACATACCAATAAAAACTTCCATTATTACCATATACACGAAATTCGTTATTTTCAATTTCTGTTGGTTCATATATATTTGCAGTTATTCTTGATTTATTATAAATTGATGTTATTTGAATAGTAAAATTGGATGCAAGTAATTCAACATAATCTGGTAATTTTATTATTACAAATTCATTATTTTCAATTGTAGATTTACCGCGATAATATACCCCTGCTTCTGGACCTTCTAAACATGCATGTATTAAATATTTAGATTTATGTATTGGATGATCAATAATAAATGTTTTACCAGCAGGTCCAGGTGGACCCATACAACTTCTACCAATTGGTCCAGTGGCTCCAGTGTATCCAGTAAATCCTTGTAATCCTCTTGGTCCCGGAATACCAATCGGTCCAACAATACCAACAGGACCAGCACAACACTTTTTTGTACCCAAATAATTTGAATAACTATTAAAATTTGACATACTTATATATTATATAATTATATAATTATAATATAATATAGTTGTTTACATAAAACTAAAACTAAAAAACTAATATATTAAGATGATGGAAGACACGCTAGACACAACCGTATAGATCCAAGTGATGCAACATCATATTTAACAACAAGTGGTAAATCATTTTCTAGATAAACTTCAATTTGAGAACATAAATTTGTACATTTTATAAAATATCCTAAATTTTTTAAAGAAAATTCACCTTGAATAACTTTTGATGAATCTTGTTTTAAAATAAATCCCATACTTCCATCTGATTCAGCCCGATGAATTTCTGCACTTGCAAATTGTCCAGAACATTTAAATATTAATTCATTACCAACAGATTTTATTTCCAATTTATCAGAAATTCCAGATAAATCACGAATAATTTTTTGAAAATCTGTTGATGGTAAATTTATAATGGATGAAAATGTTACATCAGGATATTCAAGTTCTTCAGGTTCAGGTTCAATTAATCTTAATTTTTGAGTCTTACATTGTTTAATTTCACCATTTTCAAATTTTAATGTCAAATGTGAAACAATCCCATCAATATAATCTTCATTCTCAATATACATTGTTAATGTATCATCATTATCAATTGAATTAATTAATTTAAATAAATGAAACATATTAACACCAATAATGATTTTATCTTTTTTACACTCATAAAATTCAAAATTTTGTGAAGCTAAATATAAATGTGCTAAAATTGTATGAGATTTATCCATATTAATAATACGAATACCATCTTTTTGAAATGTAATATTTGTTTCCAATAAAATATCCTTTAATGCAGTCATTAGAGTTCTAAAAGGTGCTATTTGAACTGTTTTAATTGTTAATACGTTATTATCAGTTGGTCCTTTTATTGGAATATTTGACATTATTAATAAATTTTATTAAAAATCTTTAAATACTAATTACTAATGAATATACATTTTATTCAATTAATAAAATTTTCCATTTTCTAAAGGTTGAATATTTGGCTCAACCTTTCTAAAGGTTGAATATTTGGCTCAACCTTTTCTAAAGGTTGAATATTTGGCTCAACCTTTCTAAAGGTTGAATATTTGGCTCAACCTTTTCTAAAGGTTGAATATTTGGCTCAACCTTTTCTAAAGGTTGAATATTTGGCTCAACCTTTTCCAAAGGTTGATTGATTAAATATTAAAAGCATAATAATCACTTGATACAGACCTTTCTTGAAACGATAATGCTGGATTTTGTGGTGGTGGTTCTGGTATTAAAACTGGAATATATCTTAATTTTTCAGGTTTTAAACAAAATGCATATCCACATTTATCAAAAAAAGCATTATTTTCTTGTAAATATATATCATTTTTTTGATACATCATACCAATCATCTGACAACCTGTTTCTCTACAAACAATCGCGCTGGTGTTTACTGGATTTTCACCAATATCTGGCATTGAAATACTCATATTTGTTTTATTATATTCTTGTAATTCAACTATATCGGGTGTATTTTTTACATCATAATAATGTAATGCCCTCATAAATATTGAATTACTTGTCATGTTTACATATTCAAAAAAATCAGGGGTATCAATAAATGTATTATTTGATTTATCAACAATAAGAATAATTTTCCCCATTATTTCCAATAATGGTGTATTTCCAAAATTATTACCATTTTGTTCAAAACTTGATGATGGTCCTAAAAACAATGAATCGTAATTTTTTAATAAATTTGCAAAATTCTGATACATTTTTTGATTTGCACTTTTAAATCTTAAATGTAAAAAAATTGGATCTAATGGATTTGGTGATGTACTATTTGCAAATGCATAAGTTGTTATAATATTCATAACATCAGAAAAAGAAATATAATTATATGTTTCCTTAATATTATTATTATTTACTGTGGATGTCGCAACAACTGGTTTATCATCAATTGAAAATATTTCAAAATCTAACCCACGAACCCCTTGTTTTATTACATCTTTAAGAGCACATAATGATACATAATCATTTTTAAATGTTCCTGGACTACAACAATTATATGATGTTTTAATATAATAATCTTTAATAGTATATTTACAATTCGGATCTGTTGAACTTAATGATTTTAATGATCCATTTAATATAGCAAATAAGCTATCCATTGTATTACATTCATTATTTAATAAATTTCGCATATAATAATAATACCATAATCCAATAATTATTACTAATATAATCATAATTAATAATATATAAGATACATAATCCTCCTTAATATTTGCAATCATAATCATCTGTTTTTTTATTACATCCATATCTAATATAGTTCTAATTTAATAAGTTATTTTAATTATTTTGTTTTTAATATTTATATTTTTAATATTTATATTTTTAATATTTATATTTTTAATATTTATATTTTTAATATTTATATTTTTAATATTTTTAATATTTATATTTTTAATTTATATTTTTATATTATTTATTATATTACTTAAAAGTTAAATATAAATTATGTATATAATATATCTAAACTATGGCTGGAGGATTAATGCAATTAGTTAGTGAAGGACAACAAAATATTATATTAACAGGAAATCCATCAAAAACTTTTTTTAAATCTGCATATGCACGTTATACAAATTTTGGATTACAAAAATTTCGTGTTGATTTTGAAGGATCAAAAACATTAAGTTTAGCAAAAGAATCAAATTTTACATTTAAAATACCACGATATGCTGATCTTTTAATGGATTGTTATTTAAGTATTGAATTACCAAATATTTGGAGTCCAATTATGCCTCCAAATTCAGATCAAGAAACTATTAATTCTAACTCAGGTAAATGGGCACCATATGAATTTAAATGGATTGATTCTTTGGGGGCATTATTAATATCTAATATTACTATTACATGTGGTAATCAAACAATACAAGAATTTTCAGGCGAATATTTAAAATTAATGATTGAACGTGATTTAAATGGTACAAAAGTAGCATTATTTAATGAAATGATTGGAAATACACCAGAAATGAATGATCCTGGAAATTTTGCATCTCGGATTAATACATATCCAAATGCATACTACTCTCCAACTGGCGCATGTCCTTCCATTAATGGAAGAATATTATATATACCAATAAATAGTTGGTTTAATTTCAAAACACAAATGGCATTTCCATTAATTTCATTACAATATAATGAATTACATATTAATATTACCATGAGACCAATTCAAGAATTATTTCGTATTCGTGATGTATTTGATACAGTTAATAATTTTCCATATATTGCTCCAAATTTTAATATATGGTATATGCAATTTTATAGATTTTTACAAACTCCTCCAGATATTATATTAGGTATTGATTCTTATACAGATTTAAGAACATTATGGAATGCAGATATTCATTTAAATTGTACATATTGTTTTCTTTCTAATGAAGAATCCAGATTATTTGCACTTCAAGAACAAACATATTTATTTAAACAAGTTAGAGAACAAAAATTTTATAATGTTACAGGATCTAATAAAGTTCAATTAGATTCAAATGGAATGATTTCAAATATGATGTTTTATTTTCAAAGAAGTGATGTTAATTTACGTAATGAATGGTCTAATTATACAAACTGGCCATATAATTTTTTACCATATGATATAATTCCATCCCCTGATAAAGGATTATTATATAATACTACCAATAATATTGGACCAAGTGTTAATCCAGATGGAAGTTTGACTGGATATTATATTACATCTGATAGTGTATATTCTATTGATAATACTAATAATATAATGATAAATATGGCTATATTATTGGATGGATCTTATAGAGAAAATTCACAACCTAGTGGGGTTTATACATATATTGAAAAATGGTTACGTACAGGTGGTGCAGCACTTAATGGATTATATTGTTATAACTATTGTTTAAATAATTCACCATTTGAATTACAACCATCTGGAGCTATTAATATGAGTCGTTTTACAACAATTGAATTAGAATTTAATACAATTGTACCAGTATTAAATCCTTACGCACAATCAACTGCTATATGTGATTCTCAAACTGGAAATATTATAGGTATTAATAAACCTACATGGAGAATTTATGATTATAATTTTAATCTTGTTGTATTTGAAGAGAGATTAAATGTCGTTTCATTCATTGGTGGAAATTGTGGACTTATGTATGCAACATAATTATTTATAAAAAATTGAATTATAATTATTTTTATAAATATATAAATATAATTATTTGTCAATGATTAAAGGATCACAATGTTCGGTTAATGGAAAAAAATATGAATTATGTGTTTATAATATAGTAAAAAAATGTAAATTGAATGGACAAATATTTAATACTCAATATGAAAGTGAAATTGGTGGTTGTAGTTCAAAAAATGATATTGAATGTAATTTTATTACAAAAAATGATTTACCAATTGAAATTAAAAAACTTAAAACACCAGATTGGATGCAGTGTTCATTGAAATATAATAATGAAAAACAAATATGGGAAGGAAGTGAAAAATCTAAAATACCAGAAAATTCAAAAAAAATTTTTGAAAATCTTGTTAAAAATATAATATTATTTAATGGAAAAATTCCACATTTTATGTCAAATGATATAACTCATGAAGAATGGATAAAAACAAAAAATGAAACTAATATATTTAATGATATTTATATTAATTGTCCTAATGATACAATAAAAAAATTATATAATGAAAAAGGATGTAAATATATTCAAATTTCAGATAAAGGATTATATCATTTGGGATATGATATATGTGATTTTAACGTCCCTGAATTTATATGTGAACAACAATTAAGAATTAGAATAAAAATACATACACGAAATAATAATAAAGGGTTTTGTAAATTATCAGTTACAATTGCATGTCAACCAAAAAATATTAAAAATATAATTAAAAGTAATTATAGTCTAGACAATTTAACAAAAATACCAAAAAATTTAACACTTAAAGATAATATATAATTAATTTTATTTTGAAATAATAATAATTTCAGATGATTTTTTGGTTTTATTCATACCATAACTCCAATTAACTGGTAATATAATATAATCTTTATACATATCATTAATATAATCACAATTATTATATGTAATTATCCAATTTTTTTTTGTTTTTAATATTTCAAATAATTTTTCATGATTAAATGTTTCATGCATATCTCCATTATTTCCATATAAATTTGATTTTTTATTCAAATAATATGGTGGATCCAAAAATATAAGTGTTTTATAATTTATAAATTTATTAATAAAATCTTCAAAATCATAATTATAAATATCAATATTTGTAAAATCCAACATTTCTATTTTATCTATTGATGATGATGTATATCGTTTTATACTTGCTTCTTTTGAAAACCCCCCTGATAATGTTGCACCACTAAAGGAACATCTATTTATTATAAAATAATGTATTGATTGTTGTAATATATCATCATTTAATTCCATAATATTATTTCTATAATTTATAAATTGTTCTTTTATGACAGAATCAATTTTTCTCAATTCTTGACATAATATATTTTTATTTATTTTAATTTGTTTCCAAAAATTATATAAAGGTGTAAATTTATCATTCACAATCATTTTCAAATTATATTTATTTTGAAAATAAAACTCAAACGATCCACCTCCAAAAAATGGCGAAATAAGTGTATCAAATTCATTTATATCAAAATTATTCAATATAATCTCATCAATTATTTTACATGCTCTTGTTTTTCCTCCTGGATATCTTAATGGGGAAATATTTTTTATATTTATAATTTCATTAGTTGTGTTATTAATTAGTTCATTAATTAATTTCATTAATTCTAATTTGGATTTAGATTTACATTTTGTAATATTTAATTCTTTACATTTATCTAAAAGATTTTGTTTAGTGAATTTTATTAAATCCATATTAATTTATAATTTTTATTATATTAATTATATTATATTGTTTAATTCAATTTTTTTATTTTTTATTTGTTAGTATATTATATTATGTCAAATCTCGTTATTTCTGAATTTAAGCCTGTAATTATTATTGCGGATAATGATAAAAATAATGATAAAATTAAGCCTGTAATTATTATTGCGGATAATGATAAAATTGTTGATGTTAAACGTTCTTGTTGTTGTTCTTGTTGTTGTAAATCTGTTAAAGGAATATGGATGATAAATTTAAATTGTATTGAATGTATATGTAAAGGATTGTCTTATTTTTGTATAGGATGTAGTAAATGTGCTTTAGGGTGTCATGATTGTTTGGAAAAAATTGATTGTGATGATACGTAATTTATATTGATATTAAGTAAAAATAATGGAATAAATTATATTTATCATTTATTATATCATTTTATTATATCATTTTATTATATCATTTTATTATAGTTATGTCAAATTCAAATACATTAAATACATCAGCTATAGACGAAAAAAAAAATAAAGATAAAACACACGTAACAAATCCTTTATTGGATTATTTTTTAGGAATTTTATACCAGATCGTTATTATGGGTATAATAATAATATTTGGTTCTTTATTTTTACATATATGTAAAATTTCACAATCAAATATATTACCAACTTGTTTAGCATATGAACCATATACAAATATAAAATCTCCAATAATAGAAATACCAGTAGACATAAATATTGTAAAATTAAAATGGTTATCTTCAGAAGGAGCTTTTTCAACAAAAATTAAATTTCCATTAGATGAAAATTTTAAAATTATTAATAAAACACTTGATTTTTTAAAAAATATGATACATGGACAAACTACTAATATATATAAATTATATATTGCAACAACATTACAAGAATTGATTTCAAATAATTTTAATATTATTAATAATATATATAACTTTATTAATTCATTGTTACCAGAAACATTAATAATAGCATTTTCACCATATGTGTCATTTTTTATATTTGTTTTAACTGGAATTATAAATTTTTTTTATTTAATATTATTATGGTTTTATAATATTCATTTGTTGTTTAGTATTAAAAAACCATATAGTGTTAATAATAATGTTAATCCTAATGAAAAATCTCAATATTATGATTGGGAATATGGTAATATGTGGGGACTATTTACATGGTATTGGTCAATATTTTATATATGTATATTTAGTTTTATTTTTTTTATAATAGGTATAACATTTATTATACCAATTACTTCTTTTTTAATAAATTTATTTTGTATAATATTTCCATTATTAATGGTTTCAAGACATATAAATAATAAATCATATGGTATATTAGAAACAATTAAAAATAATGTTAAATTTAAAATGAGTATTATTATGATTATAATAACAATATTTATTATATTAAAAACATATACAAATTTTGATATTATTCCAACAGTTTTTTCAATTATTGCATTTATCATATTATTAATATTTACTCATATATTTGTACAATATAAACCAAAACCAATTGACTATTCAACTCAAGGATTGGGGGATTATTCACAAGCTACAAAAGTATGTAATATAATTTTAAAAACAACAAAACCAACATTATTTACTAAAATATGGAATATCATTTTTGGAATTAAATAAATATTAATATAAAATAATATAAGAATATATTTTTGTTATATTATAACAATGAAAAAAAATAAAAAAATTGAGCAATTTAAAGCCAATAAGTTATTACCATTTGTTAGTATTTGTACACCCACATTTAATAGACGTCCTTTTTTTCAAATGATTATACAATGTTTTGAAAATCAAACATATCCAAAAGAAAGAATGGAATGGATTATTATTGATGATGGTACAGATAAAATTGAAGATTTAGTAAAACATATTCCACAAGTTAAATATTTTAAATATGATACTAAAATGACATTAGGAAAAAAACGGAATTTAATGCATGAAAAATCAAAAGGAGATATTATTGTTTATATGGATGATGATGATTATTATCCAAAAGAACGAGTATCTCATGCAGTAGATGTATTAAAAAAAAATCCATCAGCATTATGTGCAGGTTCAAGCGAAATGTATATTTATTTTAAACATATTCAAACAATGTATAAATTTGGTCCATATGGACCAAACCATGCTACGGCAGCAACATTTGCATTTCGTCGTAATTTATTAAATATAACAAAATATAATGAAGAAGCATCATTAGCTGAAGAGAAGGAATTCTTAAAAAATTATACTATACCATTTGTTCAATTAGATCCAATGAAAACTATTTTAGTGTTTTCACATATACATAATTCATTTGATAAAAAAACATTATTATTAAATCCAAATGATTATGTTGTATTATCTGAAAAATCAGTTGATGAATTTATTATTGACCCGTATATTAAAGATTTTTTTATGAATACAATTGATTTATTATTAACAAATTATATACCCGGAAGACCAGAAAATAAACCAGATGTATTAGAACAAATTAAAACATTAACAACTCAACGTAATACAACAACACTAGAAATGTATGAAAAAAAAATAAATGAACAAGCACAACTAATTAATTCTTTAATGAATGAAAAAAATATTTTTACTGCAAAAAATAATTATTTGGAAAATAAAATTAAAGAAATTATTACAAATTCAATTAATGAAAAAATGCAATTAAAAAATATATTATAGAATAAAATTTATTTTATTTTTATATAATTTGGGTTTGTTATTTATTATATTATTACTATCATTATTATTTCTTGTATATAACAAAATTGTATTATTATACTCTAATATAATATCATACTTGTCAACTTCAGATAAATTTGTATCAATATAATTTAATAGTGAAATTGATAATGGTTTACTTTCTTTAATATGATCTATTATTAATTGTTTTGTAATATTAATGGATTTTTGTTTTTGTGATAAATTTGGAGATTTTATTGAAATTGATTTTTGAGGTTCACAACTCATAATTTTTGATGATTGTTTTGATTTTATAAAAAATAATATTTTAAAAAAATTTATAACATTTTCCATAATATAATATTATTATATTATATTATATTATATTATATTATATTAAAAAAATAAACCACCTCTACCACGTTTTTGAGTTTTTGATATTTTTTTTGGTTTAATATTTTTACTCTTTTGTTTGTTTTTATTGGAGTTTTTATTTTTGTCTTTAAATTTATATTTATTTTTATCTTTATCTTTATCTTTTTCAATAAATTTATCTGCTGGTCTGTAACGTAAAAACCATTCTTCATATTCTTTATTTTGTTTATTTTTGATTGATTTTAATTCTTGATATTTATTTGATTTTTCTGCACGCATTTCTTCAATTGTTTCCTGATGTCCATAACAATTAATACTAAATCTACGCAAAAGTCCTTTTTGTTCTAATCTATTATGTTCTTGAACTTGAAATAAAAATTGTGCCATACATACAATACGATCAGTATCATAATAATTACGATTTGAATATAAAAATGCTAAATAAAAACTCAACATTGTATCAATTGTTGCTATTTTTACTTGTTGTCTATTAATATTAATTGTATTATAACTATGACACGCTATTGGTTGATAAATAAATGCTATTGTGTCATTATTAATTTTTATTTGATAATGAGGGGCAATAATATCACCAATAGAATTTTGTTTTATTATTTTAATATTTTTTAATCCTTCATTCAATAATTGTTCTTTTAATATTTCTGCAGTTTTTTTAGAATCTTCTGATAAAACATCAAAATCTGGAATTTTTTTTACATTTTTTTGTACTTTTTGAGGCATATATTGCGAATAAAGAGATATTGCATAACCACCAAAAAAAACAACACCTTGATTTATAAATGTATTTCTTACTATATTATATATTTTATTTTCTTCATATTTTTCTTCTTCATATTTTTCTTCTTCAGAATTTTCATTTTTTTCGGGTGTTTCATGTTTTTTTGGTGTTTCATGTTTTTCGGATTTTTCTGGTTTTTCCATATTTCGCTGAAAATCAACATCATTGCAATGGCTTGATCTTAATGGATAATTTTTATTTAATAATGTTAATCTTTTTAATACCTTTTCCCATCTACTAACATCCCCAGCTGGTCTAGATAATTCTAAATACATTGACATGCGTAAATAATTTGGTGGTGCATATAATATACCTTCTATCTTAATTGCTTCATACTTCATTGCATTATAAATGTCCTTATGAATATGTGTTATATCTGCAACAGGTATAAAATTAACAAATACTTTAAATGTACCATGATGTTGTCCTGATTTAGCTTCTACTTCAGAAAATCCTTCTTTGACATATTCATTACTTAATTCTTTACTATCATTTAACGCATTTGTTGAAAAAAAATCATAATCTGGTATTTCAATATCTGTATTATAAAACTGATCTTGTTTTGGTAAAATATTATTAATTGCTGTACCACCATAACAAATTAATTTTTTATGCCTAATAAAATTTTCAACAATACTAATAATTTTTTTAACTTCTGTTGAATTTGATGCAATTCTTCCAGATTTTTCTTCTGCTTTATCAACGGCACTTCTTAATATTGCTAATTCACAATCTGTAAATGTCATTATTTTATCACATATTTTATTTTTATTTTTCATTCTTATATTATATTTTCATAATAAATTTTCATAATTTAATTTTTTTAATATAATGTTTGTATTTCTAATACTAATGAAATATCATTATTATTAAAATCAATAATTTCACCAAATTTATCTAAAATACGAATATTCAACTTTTCAAGTTTTATTGGACCAAAATATTCTCTTTCTTTAAATATTTTATCTATTATATTATCAATAACATTTAAATTATTAAAATTATTAAAATTATTATTAAACCTTATTCTAGCTAATATATTATTACCAACATAAGAATTATTACTATTATATGCAATAATACTATCTGGTGTAAAATTTTTTTGATAATCGTCAATATCTACAAATAAATAATTTGATATTGAATTTCCAAACGATGATTCACTTTCTACAACTGCAATATATGTTATAATGCTATTAGTAATTATATTTGCCATTGTTATTTCATATTTTGATTTTTTAAACCCCAACAACCATCCAAAAGATTTATAAAGATTTTGAGATAATTTTTTCTTCTCTTCTGGTTCTTCAACAATATCACATTTTTTTTGTTTTTTAAATTTGGGTTTTTTATTTTCATCATCAAATTCTTCAACTATTTCACATTTTTTTTGGGCTTTATAATCAATAATTTCATGAAATATTATATTATAACTAAATGATGTCAATGTATCCGGAAGTGTTGCTGTATTAGCACATATTATTGTTTTATTTGAATATTCATCTATAATAAATGATAAATATTGTAATCCATGTCCTATATTATTAAATATTGTTGTTATTGTGGAAATCATTGTTGTTGGTGTATAATTTCCATCAGGTATAATTATTATAAATATATTATCAGGTAATGGAGTTATATTAAATAATTCTACAGTAAATGTATTATTTTTTTTTGCACTAGAAATAACATATCCAAAATTTGGTATTTCAACACTAGTTATTTTTATTTTTATCACATTATTTATAGGTGAAGGTAATACATATGTAAAATTACTTGATGTTGTTATATTATAATTATCTCTAAATAATGTATCAATGCATAATAATTTTGTAACAATTCTTCTTTCAACTGGATTTACTAATCCAACTGGGTATTTATAATCATATGCATTAATTACCTGAATTTCTGGAGTAGATTGTAATGGATGATTTATATTTACATTTAAATTATCATTTAATTTTTCAATTTGATTTTGTGTATTTAAATAAGTTTTTAATTTTATATGTATTAAATTAACAAAAATTGTAAATTTATTTTTAAAATCATTATCCACATTATTACTATTTAAAATTTTAGTTGTTAGTATATTTATTTTATCAATAATTTCATTTTCACTACAAAAATTCAAATTACTAATATTTAAAAAATCTTGTATATTTTGAATACTATAATTAGCAACATTAAAATCAATATTCATTGTATTATTATTAATAATTGTATATATTTAAATTTAAAATATTTAAATTTAAAATATTTAAATATACACATATTTAAATATAAATATATTATAGTACTAAATAATTATAAATGTATAATCTTTCAGTTGGAACTTTATTTCGTAATGAATCACATTCAATTATTGAATGGATTGAACATTATTTATTTCATGGGGTTGACCATTTTTATTTAATTGATGATAATAGTACAGATGATTCGTGTAACCTTTTAAATTCATATATTGAAAAAGGGCTTGTTACATTATTTAATACAAATCATCCAAGATATATGACAAGACAGCGTGATATGTATAATCAATATATTTTACCATTAATAAAAGAATCTCAATGGTTACTTATTATTGATATGGATGAATATATGTGGTCACCTCAAGGGAAATTACCAATCGTTATAAATTCATTATTATATATAGGTCAAATTCAAGTTGATCAAACATTATTTGGGTCATCTGGTTATGAAATACAACCTAAATCAATTGTGAATAATTTCACAAAAAGATCATCTGAAATAGGAGGTAATAGAAAATATTTTGTAAATAGTAATTTTAATTTTAATAGTTTAAATATTCATCATGCAACATTTAGTAATGAGGAAGATAACTTAAATAAATTTATAATTCTAGATAATAATTATTATATAATGAATCATTATTTTTGTCAATCTCGCGAATTTTGGAATAATGTAAAATGTACTAGAGGTGATTCTGATGAGTATCGTATAAGAACACTGGATGAGTTTGATCATAATAAATTTAATGAAGTTTATGATGATAGACTTTTACAATTAAATAGTCAGTTAAATATTTAATAAGCTTTATACTTATTCAGATCTTGTATATTTTAAAGTTCTGGTTCTTCGTGTTCTTCGGGTTCTTCGGATCCTACATATTCTTCTTCATCATCAATTCCTCCACCTCTCATTTTTTTTGATCTACCTTTTCTTGATTTTTTACTTTTACCAATTTTCATTTTACCAATTTTAACAAATCCAAATTTACCCTTTTTAGTTCCATATCCAGCTCTAATTAAACGTCTCTCTTTTTTTGCAGTAAAATGTTTTCTTTTTGAAACTATACGATGATTTTTATTCATCATAATTTCGGGTTTTTTAAGATTTCCACTTGTTTTATATGCTGTTCCGTGATATACTTGTGCTCTTGATCCTTCTAATTTTTCATATTTTTTTCCATGAATAAGATAATGTCCATTTGATGTTTTTGTATAACGTGTCATTTATAAAATAAACAAAGAAAATAAAAAAAGTGTCTAAATAAATAAACTAAGTGAGTATGTAAATAAAATAAACTTATTGTAAATATTAAATAATTAAATTATTAATTATATTTTTTGTAGTTTTACATGCTCTACCTTTTTTTGAATTATATTTGTTATTTGTGAAAAACTTTCTTCTAATTCATCAAGATCGGTTTTTAATTTAATATTTTCTAATTTTACTTCTACAATTTCGGTTTTTAATTTAACATTTTCTAATTTTACTTCTACAATTTCGGTTTTTAATTCAATATTTTCTGAGTTCACTTTTACAAATTCAATTTTTAATTCAATAAATTCGGAATTTATTTGATTAAATCTCATTTCAAAAATATCTTTTTGGTCTTTTACATCTGATATATGCGCCATTAGGTTTTCTAATTCTAATTTTATTTTATTTTTTTTTATTTTTATTGTTTTTATTGTTATTTCAGGGATTATTACTTCATTTCTTTCATTACGGATAATAACATTTTCATTAGATGGTAATTGTATTGGAATTGAATGTTTATATTTTCTTTTTCTATACTCTTCTAACCATTTTGAATTAATTATCATTTCTCTATGTTTTGAGTGTTCTGGTAATACCAATGTTTTATCATCACAATTGCGATATCTATAATCTTTAAGATATTCAAAACGTCCTTCTTTTTGTCTTTCAATTATTAATAATATATTTTTTATATCTTTAAATTCATCAATTGAATATTTATGTTTATATTTAATTCCATTATGTGTTGTTTCTGTGCAGTTTGAATTTGTCTTTTTTGTTGACATGTTTTGATTTATATTATATTATTATTTATTTGTTGATAAATAAAATCAATTTTATTTATTTTATTTTTTTAAAATTTAAAATTAAAATTTATTTTTAATTGGAGGTCTATAATTAATTGATGGAATATTTGTTGTTGTAGAATTATATGGATAATTACCAAATACAACTCTCCCACCATGTGCATGTTTAATTGCATTTACAGCTCTTGATGTTTGGGTTGATATGGGTATTACATCAGGGTTACTATTTTTAATCTGTTTAGTATTAATATTTTGTATTGGACAAACACATTCTTTATTTAAATTATTATGATTAATTATACCCGATCTTCTTCCTGGAATTAATAATACTGACATAATATTATATATTATAATTAATTTAAATTTTAAATTTTAAATTTTAAATTTTAAATTTTAAATTTTAAATTTTATTTATATTAATATATAATATATCATATTTATATAAATAATGCAATCTAAAAAGAAGAAAATTTTACATAAAACCAAAACATTAAAAAATAAGAAAAATAAACCCCCAATAAATAATTCTGTAATAATTGGATTAAAACCATTTGAAGAATCATATGGAAAAACACTTTTAAAAATAAATAAATCTAATAATCAAATTAAAAAAGAATTTGTTAAAGAACTATTATCCGAATTTTCACCGTCAATAATTAAAGCAAATGATAATTTTTATGATTATATTAACTATAATTGGGTTAATGATATAACGGTAAATAAATTACAAGAATATATTATTCAAATTGATGATTTTAGATTAACTCAAGATAAAGTATATAAACAATTAAATGAAATTATTTTAGAATATATTAAACATAAAAATAATAAATTATCTAAAAATTTAAAAAGTTTTTATTATTCAATAATTAATCAAAATTCAGTAAAAAATAGTCGTAAATATTCTAAACAAATTATTCATCAAATTGATGAAATTAGAAAAAATAAAAATAATGTCTGGAAATTATTAGCATTTGTAAATAAAGATGAAGTTGTTAGACCAAATGGACCATTTGTATGGTCAATAAATCCAGATAATAAACAATCAACTATTAATAGATGTTATTTAGATTCACATGTTTTCTTATTATCAGATGTTAATATATATTTTGATGATGGTTTAGATATTAAATATAAAACTCGGGCTAAAACTGAATTTAAACATTTTTGTAAAAAAGTATTTGATGCAGTATTGGGACCAAATCATGGTTTAAATCCAAATGATGTTTTTGAAGTTGAACAAGATATGGTTAATGCTCTTGTTTGTACTGATATTACAACTAGTATACAAACATATAATAAAATTACAACAACTGAATCTATGGATAAATACGGATTTAATTGGGTTGAATTTACAAAAGAATTAGGATTTTCTTATACTCCAGATTTTTTCATAACATCAAGTCCTAATTATTTAAAATGTGGAACTACATTATTATTAAAAAATTGGGATTCTCCTAAATGGAGAACATACTGGATTTTTATATTTTTACAAAAAATAACTAGAATGACTAAAGATTGGGAACATATAAATTATGATTTTTATGGAAAATTTGAAAGAGGACAAACAAGAATTAATGATAGTAATGCAGTCAGTGCTGCATTATATATGTCTGTACCATTTAATACCTTTTTAACAAATGCATATGTTGCAAAATATAATACACCTGAAAATGAAAAATATGTTGAAGTATTATGTAATGATTTAAAAATTGTATTTACTAGAATTATTAGTAATAATAAATGGATGTCTAAAGCAACTAAAAAATATGCTCTTTTAAAATTAAAATTTTTACAATTTATTATTGCTAAACCAGAATCATTAAGAGAAGATCCTCTATTAGATTATAGTAATGATCTTATTGAAAATATTGATAAAATACATTCTTGGCGTCTCAATAAATGGTTAAATATGGAAGGAAAAGGTATGGTTGATATACCTGTTATGGATTGGACACAATATCCTGTTAAAATGACTGGAACACAAGCATATATTGTTAATGCATCTTATACACCAGCTAAAAATAGTATTTATATAAATTTAGGTTATATTCAAAAACCATTTGTTGATCTTGATGAGAGAGGAATTGAATATAATTTAGCTCATATTGGTTTTACTATATCTCATGAAATGAGTCATGTATTTGATGATTGGGGAAGTCAATATGATTATCATGGAAATTTATACGATTGGTGGACTCATGAAGATAAAAAGGTATTTAAAAAAATACAAAATGATGTTGTTAAACAATATGAAGAATTTGCTGCAAGAGATAAGATTGAGTTTGATGCATTAATTGGTGTAGGTGAAGATTTAGCAGATATTTCTGGATTAGCTATATGTGATGAATATTTAAAAGATTATCAAGAAAATAATGAAGATGTTTTACCAATTAAAAAAAATTCATTTGAAGCATTTTATATTTATTATGCAATTAATCAAAAACAAAAAATATCCAAAAAAGCATTAGATGCACAATTAAAAACAAATCCACATCCTCTAGATAAATATAGATGCAATATACCATTATCTCGTTCACAAATATTTAGAGCATTATATAATGTTAAAAAAAATGACGGAATGTGGTGGCATAATACGGATACTGTTTGGTAATCAGCTATTTCCATATTGATTGGAAAAAAATTATACCAAAATAATAATATAAATAATTGAAATGATATAAGAGAGAGTATTATAAAGTATTATAAAGAATATAACTCAACAATGAATGAATCATTTTCATCATCTGAACCACCTAAACAAAAGAAGTTGATTATAAAAATAAAAAAATATATAAAACCGACTGATTTACAACCTAAAAAAAATCAAGACATACCCGATGATAAATATACACCAGATGTATTACGAATTAGGTATAATATGTATCGTGATAACTATATTAAGACTGTGGAAATTATAAAAAAAACTGAATTGCCGATTCGCCACCAAAATCCACCGGAAGATGTCACCGAAAATATTGTTAAATTTATTATTAATAATTATGATAATGATCCTTCATGTAAATGGGTGAAGGGTATAAAACATAAAAGTCTAAAAATTAATGGAGATTTATATTCAGACAAATACCCCATATATTCACCACCCGAAGTGAAAGCATTTACATCAGATGGTCCGTCATCATTTGGTCCCAAAAAAAAAGTTTGGGGTAATTTATTTCTTAGATATGCGTCTATGGTTAAATGATATATTTATATTATGGAAGTTAAACTTATCAAATGAGTCGCCTGAATGGAAACACATAAAAATGAATAAAAAACAGACTCATGAAGAACAATGCGAAGAAGGACGAAGACCTCATATATCGTGGGATAATATATATTCCCAAATGCCAGATAAATGTGTTAAGATTTATTGTGGTAATTTTGAAGGAATATTTACACAATAAGTAATGGTATAAGTCTATTTGCAATAAGTTCCACCACAGGAATGGAAACAGCATTACCAGCAAGTTTGTATAAATTTGTATCTGAAATATTAGGTAATTTATAAGATGAAGGAAACCCTTGAAAATTAAAGCATTCGCGTGGTGTTAATTTTCTTATACCTTTATCGTCTAGGATTAATGGTACATTGTGTCCACCTCCACCCATATTTGCAGTTAATGTTGGACATTCGTTGCTTTTGTTTTCACGAACATATACGCGTCTATATTGATAGACAGTATTTTTTTTAAGAACACTATTTTTAACTAATTCCCATGTTGATGATTTATCTGTATAATAATATTTATCGGAAACATTTGGTTCTAATAAAGATGATATTTGAGTCTTTGGTATTTTCGGAAAGTCTAACGTAAACTTATCAAATACATCTTTTGATTTTATACAAACAATGTATATTCGCTCTCGGTGTTGCGGTATGCCTGTAATTTCTGCTGTATCAAGTACCTTAAACCTAATATGATATCCACGATCTATTAAGTTTTTCTTGATAGTTTCAAATGTTTTCCCTTCATCATGAGAGACTAAATTTTTAACATTTTCCAGAATAACACAAGATGGATTATGCAAATCTATAATAGCTAAAATTTTCCAAAATACATTTGATCTTTCATCTTTAAATCCTTCTTGTTTTCCCGCAATACTAAATGGTTGACATGGAAAACCTCCCGTTAAAATATCATGTTTTGGTATATCTTCAGTTTTTATGTCATTTAAATTACCAAGTGTTAGTTCATGTGTAAAGTTTGAATCATACATTTGTTTTGACCATTCAACCATATCATTTGAAAATACACATTCAACATTTCCTGTTTTTTCAAAAGCATTCGTGAATGCTCCTGTTCCAGCAAATAAATCAATCATTTTTAATGTTTTTAATGTATTTAATGTATTTAATGTATTTAATGTATTTAATGTATTTAATGTATTTAATGTATGTGTAGTAGGCGTAAATGTAATAACTGGTATACTAATGTTCGTAGTTGTGGTTATAGGATTTAATATTTGAATTATTTCGTCTTTTTTCATACTACTATATCCTTTAATTTTTCGCTCTTTACAAATTTTGATTAATTCATCACGTGTTTTCGTTGTGTAAGAATCCATTATATCTTTTACTGATTTAATCTTATATTATTTAATTTCAATTTTTATTATAATTTATGTATTTTTATTAATTGACGTAAAATGTGTTCTATATTATATTACTATATTACTAAATATTTACATTTTCTTAAGAAATATATTATAATAAAAATTGAAATTATATAAACATTAAAATTTAAATATAATTAATACAACAAAATGGAATCATCTAATCTTACTAATCTTTCAAATAAATATCAACAAAAAACAGATAAACAACATATTCTGGATAATCCAGATACTTATATTGGATCTGTTGAAAATGTTGATTCATTTGTATGGCTTTTAAATGATTCAAATACAAAAATTGTTGAAAAAAATATTAATTATATTCCCGCATTATTTAAACTATTTGATGAAGGTATTGTAAATTGCAGAGATCATGTTATTCGTATGCAACAAGCAGTTGATAACAATATTCCAAATTCACAACCAGTTTCTTATATTGATATTGATGTCCAAGAAGATGGAACAATTATTATGATTAATGATGGTAATGGTATTGATATTGCAGAACATCCAGAATATAAAATATGGATCCCTGAACTTATATTTGGTCATTTACGTACATCTACAAATTATGATAAAACTGAAAAGAAAATTGTTGGTGGAAAAAATGGGTTTGGTTTTAAACTTGTTCTTATATGGTCATCATATGGTTCAATTGAAACAATTGATCATATAAGAGGTTTAAAATATACTCAAGAATTTAAAAATAATTTGGATGAAATATGTAAACCAATTATTACAAAATGTAAGTCAAAACCTTATACAAAAATTATATTTAAACCAGATTATCAACGTCTTGGTATTCCTGGATTAACTCCAGATATTATCGCTCTTCTTAAAAAACGTGTATATGATATAGCAGCAGTTACCAATAAAACACTTAAAGTAAAATATAATTCACAAATAATACCAATAAAAAATTTTCAACAATATATTGATATGTATATTGGTTCAAAAGATAATACCCCAAGGGTATATGAAGAAGTAGGCGAACGTTGGGAATATGCGGTTTCATTATCACCAACTCATGAATTTATACAAATAAGTTTTGTTAATGGTATTCATACAGCAAAGGGTGGAAAACATGTTGAGTATATTCTTAATCAAATTACAAGAAAATTAGTTGATTATATTGAGAAAAAGAAAAAAGTTAAAGTTAATTCAAATAGTATTAAAGAACAACTTATACTATTCTTACGGTGTGATATTGAAAATCCAGCATTTGATAGTCAAAGTAAGGATTTTATGAATACCCCAAGTATAAAATTTGGATCTAAATGTGAAGTAAGTGATAAATTTATTGAAAAATTAGCTAAAATGGGTGTTATGGATGCAGCATGTGCTATTAATGATGTTAAAGAAAATAAAGCAGCAAAGAAAAATGACGGGGTTAAATCTAAAAATATTAGAGGTATCCCTAAACTAACTGATGCTAATTGGGCTGGTACTGAAAAATCAAAAGATTGTATTATTATATTTTGTGAAGGTGATTCAGCTAAAGCAGGAATCATTTCTGGATTATCGTCAGAAGATCGTAATACTATTGGGGTTTATCCTTTAAAAGGAAAACTTTTAAATGTAAGAGGTGAATCAGCTAAAAAAATTTCAGAAAATAAAGAAATTACAGAAATAAAAAAAATTCTTGGATTAGAAATTGGAAAAAAATATTTATCAATGGAAATGGTTGGAAATAGTTTAAGATATGGTAAAGTATTATTTATGACTGATCAAGATATGGATGGAAGTCATATAAAAGGATTATGTATTAATTTATTCCAATCTGAATGGGCATCATTAACTGAAATTCCGGGATTTATTGGGTTTATGAATACTCCTATTTTAAAAGCAAATAAAGCTAATCAAACATTAATGTTTTATAATGATGGTGAATATGAAGAATGGAAAAGTCAAAATGATACTAAAGGATGGAAAATAAAATATTATAAAGGATTGGGTACAAGTACCGGTAAAGAATTTAAAGAATATTTTGAACAAAAAAAAATTGTTGATTTTGAACATAATGGAAAAATAAGTGATGATTCAATTGATATGGTTTTTAATAAAAAACGCGCAGATGATAGAAAAGACTGGTTAGAAGGTTATGATCGTAAATCATTTATTGATACGAATAAAACAACTGTATCTTATGAAGATTTTGTTAGTAAAGATTTAATTCATTTCTCAAAATACGATTGTGATAGAAGTATTCCTAATTTAATGGATGGATTAAAAATAAGTTTAAGAAAAATATTATTTTCAGCATTTAAAAAGAATTTAACAACTGAAATTAAAGTAGCACAATTTAGCGGGTATGTTTCAGAACATTCATGTTATCATCATGGTGAGGCTAGTTTAAATGGAGCAATTATTGGAATGGCTCAAAACTTTGTTGGTTCAAATAATATTAATTTATTAATACCATCAGGACAATTTGGTGGAAGATTAAAAGGTGGATCAGATAGCGCATCAGAGAGATATATATTTACTCAATTAAATAAAATAACCCGTGCTATATTTCCACAAGAAGATGATAATATTTTAACTTATTTAAATGATGATGGAACAATGGTTGAACCAATATTCTATGCACCAATTATTCCAATGATTCTTGTTAACGGATCAAAGGGAATTGGTACTGGATTCAGTACTGATATTATGAGTTATAACCCTCTTCAAATTATTAATTATTTAAAATTAAAATTAAATGAGAATAATAATAATGAATTAAATAAAATTGAACATGGGATTTCAGAGTTTATACCGTATTATGAAGGGTTTCATGGGACTATTGAAAAAATAAGCGAATCTAAATTTCTAATAAAAGGTAAATATGAAAGAGTTGGAACTGATAAAATAAGAATTACTGAATTACCTGTTGGATATTGGACAGAAAATTTTAAAGAATATTTGGAAGAACTTATTGAACCTGGTGTTGATAAAACCGGGAAAAAAATTATATCAATTGTAAAAGATTATGATGATATGAGTAAAGATACAACAATTGATTTTACAATTACATTACAAAAAGGAAAAATTGAAGAATTAGAATCAAATATTGTTGATTATAATTGTAATGGAATAGAAAAATTATTTAAATTGTATACAACAAATACAAATACAAATATGCATTTATTTGATGCAAATGATAAACTTAAAAAGTATGAAAAGGTTGAAGAAATTATTGATGATTATTTTGAAACGAGATTACAAATGTATCAAACAAGAAAAGAATATATGATTGTTACAATTGAAAAAGAATTAATTTTATTATCAAATAAATCAAAATATATTAAAGAAAATTTAGATGGTACAATTGATTTGAGAAAAAAAAAAAAAGAACAAGTGATTAAAATGTTGAATGAAAAAGAGTATACAATTATTGATGGTGATATAGATTATAAATATTTAACTAAAATGACAATGGATTCAGTTACAGATGAAAATGTTGAAAAAATATTTAATGAACAATCAATAAAAAATAATGAACTTGAAACCATTAAAAATACATCTATTAATCAAATGTGGGTATTTGAATTAAATAATTTAAATGAAGAATATATAAAGTATATAGAAGAAAGACAACGTGTTACAAATGGTGAAATTAAAAAAAAGAAAGTGTTGTTAAAAAAAAAATAAATGTAATTTCAAAATATATAAATTTGTAAATAATTTGTAATGTATTGTAATGTAATGTAATGTAATGTATTGTAATGTAAATAAATTTTTTTATTTACATTTTTATTTAATTATACGGGTGTAATAAAATTTTCCATTTCAATAATAAATGCAATTATTGCATTTCTATTTTCATTTGTTGGTCTAATTCGTCCTTTGTCTTTTAAAGTATATTTTAAATCTTGTATAAATTCTTCTGCTTTTTTATTAACCACAATAATAAATTTAGTAAAAGATCTATTATTTTTCAAATCATAATAATCAATTAAATAATATATTTCTCTAAGAATACGAAACTTTTCATAAAATCTATCTTTTTCTGAAAATTTTTTATCATCATCAATAAGAAGAAATATATTAATTAACTTTTGTATACTTTTACAAATACTTTTTTCATTATTTGTCAAGTTTTCTGTTAATTTAGAAGTTGAATTAGAATTTGATTTGTTCATTTTGTTTTGATAAAAGTAATACTAATTTATTATATTTATTAATTTCAATTTTTTTATAAACTTTTTTATAAACTTTTTTATAAACTTTTTTTATCAATAAAAACTTCTTTTGAAATATTTCTAACGATTTTATTTTTATTTTTATCATCATCATCATTTGATGATCCACCCATTGATTCAATTAAAATATGGTGGTAATCCATATGTTTAGTTGAATCATAATCATTATACGCAGGATTTTCATCCATCCATTGAGGTAATTGATCAATATTTTTATCCTCAATTTTTTTGATTGCATTCTTTATTTTTTTATTTTCATCATTTTCTTTTTCCCAAGAATCTTTATCTTTTACATATAATATTTCTCTCTTTAAATCACTACAATGGATTGGTCTTTTACAAATATCTAATAATTTTAAATTCTTCAAGAATATTTTTGTTATACCTTCAACATACCCGACTTTACCAATCATATCTAAATCGCTAATTTGTAATTTGATTTGATTAACAAATTCTTCAATATTAAGTGCATCTTTACATTTCTCATTCAAAAAGAAATGCAAATTGAAATTATTTGTATTATTTGTAATATTATTTATATTTTTATATTTTTTATTTGTTTTATTTGATAAATCAATAATATGTTTATTTTGTTCAATAAGTAAATTTTTAAACTCTTGATTTTGTTTAATTAATTCCATAATAATATTATTAGATAAATCCATTATTGGATTTATTGGATTTATTGGATTTATTGGATTTATTGGATTTATTGGGATAATACAAATAAATGTACATATTTTTTTATGTCGCGATAATCCTGAAATATATTTATACTCTTTACCACATTCACAGTTGCAATTATTATTTATTTTGGGGATTTTTGGGGATTTTTGGGGATTTTTGTTACCATTTGTTACCATTTGTTGATTATTTATGTGTTTTGCAGTCAACCCGTGTTTATTCCAATCGCCTTTGTGATTACATATGATGTCACAAATATCACAAATAAATAGATTATTATTTGGGGATTTTTGGGGATTTTTGTTACCATTTATTACCATTTATTATCATTATACAAAAAAATATTTCTAAATATTTTTAAAAAAAATAATATATTTGTAACGTATTATGATTCGGGGATTTTTGGACATTTTTCGGGGATTTTGGTTACCATTTTGTTATCATCATCACACGACTTTTTTATCTGTTTTTTTTTATTACCATATATGGTTTGAAATAAATGATGAAAAATCGTCGGGGATTTTTGGGGATTTTTGTGTTACCATTTGTTACCATCGAGGTTTTTTGAGATTTGGTTTTTCTGGGGTTTTTGGAGATTTTTGTCCAAAAAATAATATTTTTTTTTTAAAATATTTTTTTATGATAAGAAGTTTTTATAAAAAAATATTGGAATTTAGAGCATTATGCTCTAAAATGCATTTTTGGCACAAATACAGTTATTTTTTCGCAAAGTTTTTTTCGAATTCAAAAAAAGGACAAATAAATGTCCTTTTTTGAAAACCTAGAAAAACTTTGCGAAAAAACTAAATATTTGGAAATAGATATTAAAAAACAACTTAAAGAACTAATCCCCCCAAAAAAAAATATTAAATCTTCAAATTATCAAAACCATGGTTTCAATTCTAATTGTTTATCTCTATTTTGAGACATGATTGGCGGGTCCATTGGTTTATACATATTACCAGCATCATCTAAATATTTATAATATCCAATCGCTTCTGAATATACTTGTTGTACTGCATAATCTAATACAAGTGTATTAAGTTGTGTTACTTGTTGTTGTATACTTGTTGGTTGATTTGTCGCATGTTGTAAAAAAATACTTCGCATAATTATTTTTAATGTATCTCCATCTTGATCACTTATTATATATTGATCGTTTGATTTTTTAAATACACCTGCTCTTATTCCATTTTGAATAATAGTTATATTATTTTGAGAGAAAAATGTTTTTGATAAATCTGTATTATCCCATATACCTTCAGTAGGATTCCTAAAAGTTGCGCACTGATTTACTGGTATTTTATCATACATTTGAAATAAATCAGTTGTTTTAGGTCCATTAATATCAACTCTTCCATTTGATGGTCTACAAGTCATTATAATAATCTATAAGAAAAAAATTATATATTATTATTTTATACAAATGAATTTTCAATATGTTGTTTTAACAATTGCTGTTATTTTATTAATAATATGTATGATTCTTATTGGTATTTCTTTAGCAAAAATGAAAAATACTCAACAGTGGCCTCCTATGGTTGGTGAATGCCCTGATTATTGGTTGGATATGTCAAATAACGGGGCGCAATGTGTTAATAGTAAAGATCTAGGTAGATGTAATTCATCCGTTCCTGCAGGACAACATGCTCAAATGAATTTCAATGTATCTCCATATATAGGGCAATCTGGATTATGTTCAAAATATAAATGGGCAACAGGATGTGGTATAACATGGGATGGAATTACATCAGGTGTTTCCAACCCATGTGATGTATCTGGTAATACTTAATTATATTTTTTAGATTTATTATTCTTTTTTTTATATTTTTTAGTTTTATGATTTTTTCTTATTCTTTTTCTTCTTACTCTTTGTGTAATCTTTTTAAATTTATGAGTTTTTTCTCTTTTATATTTTTTAGTTTTATGATTTTCTCCTCCTCTTTCTCTTCTTGTAATTTTTTTAGTAGGATATGTTTTTCCAATAACAAAAGGTTTTGTTTCACCAATAACAAAAGGTTCGTCAAATATTGATGTGTGTTTTTGTTTTTGTTTTTTACTAATGGATCCTTCATCTAGTGGGTTTCTTTTTCTAAGTTCTATGGGAATATCTTTTTTATATGATAATAGATCTCGTGTAATGTCTCTTATTTTAGCACCAGTACGTGTCCGTTTGTCTGGAATTGCATTTAATATACACACACTGGTAAATTTTTGGTCTGATATGTAATTTATAATTTCTAATTCTGTCAAATAAAAAATTTGTTGTTGAGGATCAAGAATCATTGGAATTGGTGGATCTGAAGTATTACAAATTAAAACAACTGTATGCCCAATATCATCTCGCCCAAACATAAGTGGTATTCCTTGAGTAATTTCGTGTGTTATTTTATGCATGGAATTTAATTTGTCAACTATGTATTTAAATATTATATATGCATATTGCGGAGATGTAAACGCAAATGAAGCCAATGTAGTAGTAAATCTTGAAGTTCCACTAATAATATATGATACTATTAATGGAAGTAATGTATTAGATGTTCCAACATTTTCAACCAATTGGTCCTTATCATTAATCCTATGAGTAGGTAATCCCATTAATTGACTCAATTCGCATGTTTCAGAACAAGATGCAAAAAATTCGCCTAATTCTCGTGGAATTATTCCTAACAAAGTAGCAGAATCAATATTACATGAAGTTGTTTTATCACGGGGTACATGTGAATTTAAACATTTCCAGTGTTGTACAGTAGTAGCTTTTATTGGAAATGAAACAACCCTAATATTATCTAACTCTTCAATGTGGTCAGAAATATTAATCGTAACATTATCGGTCTCACCTGTAATATTACTAATTTTTTCTGCAAATTCTTTTGCTTGATTTGGATTTATTTTTTTACCTTCGCCTTCGTTTAGAGGGTATAGTCCAGGACCGGAAAAAGGTTTTACGTCAGGTAATACTAATCCACTTGATTCAGAATCAGAATCATTAGAGTCGCTTGTACCTTCACCTTCATTTGGATGGAATAATAGTCCAGGACCGGAAAAAGGTTTGATGTCACGGAATTCACTTGATTCAGAATCAGACTCACTCATTGTATATATATATATATCTATATATCTAAAATATATCTAAAATATATCTAAAATAAAAAAATCTAAAACAAAAAATCTAAAACAAAAAATCTAAAACAATAAAATAAATATTTAAAAAGATAATATATAATATGAATATGATTCCTCATATAATTTATATAAATTTAAATAGAAGAACTGATAGAAAAGAACAAATTGAGCAAGAATTAAATAGTTTTGGTTTATCATATGAAAGGTTTGAAGCAATTGAAGATAATTATGGTGCAGTTGGTTGTGGATTATCTCATATTGAGGTATTAAAAATTGCACGAGATAGAAATTATGAAAATATAATTATTTTAGAAGATGATTTTACATTTTTGGTATCAAAAGAAGAATTTTATAATCAATTAAATAATTTTTTTAATTTAAAATTAGAATATGATGCTTGTCTTTTATCATATAATTTAATTAACTCTGAACAATTACAAAATAATATAGTAAATAAACTTTTATATGCCCAAACTGCATCTGGATATATTGTTAATAAAAAAAGTTATGATAAATTAATAAATTTGTTTGAATATGCTATGCCACAGTTAAAATCTTCAGGAGCTCATTGGATATTTGCAATTGATGTTATTTGGAAAAATTTACAAGAACAAGATAATTGGTATTATTTTATTACACGAATTGGAAAACAGCGGGATTCATATAGTGATAATTCTAAACAGTTTTGTATACTTCCATTTTAGTTTTTTAGTTTTTTTATAAAAAAATTTATAAAAAAATCATTAATATAATCAATAATATAATCAATAATATAATCAATAATATAATCAATAATATAATCAATAATATAATCAATAATATAATCAATAATATAATCAATAATATAATCAATATAAGCATAAAAAGAATATCAATACAAATATAATATATTATGGATCAAATAGATATCAATGAAATATTAAATAGAAAATCAGATGTGGATAAAATGAAAGAAATACTTAGAGATTTTGAAATTAATAAACATAATAATTTATGTAAAAAAGGTATTTATATTTATGGTGAACCAGGAACAGGTAAAACATCATTTGTTATTGATATATTAAAAGAAATGAATTATGATATTGTTAAATATGATGCAGGAGATATAAGAAATAAAATGATTATAGATACATTAACAAAGCATAATATGTCTGATAAAAATATAATGAGTATGTTTCATAAAAATATTAAAAAGATAGCAATTGTAATGGATGAAATTGATGGAATGAATAATGGTGATAAAGGTGGAATAAATACATTAATTAAATTAATACGTCCAAAAAAAACAAAAAAACAAAAATTGGAAGAAGTAACATTAAATCCAATTATTTGTATTGGTAATTATCATATTGATAAAAAAATTAAAGAATTGATGAAAGTTTGTAATATAATAGAAATAAAAAAACCTTCAACAATTCAAATAAATAATATTATAAAAATTATTATGCCAAATATAATTGAAGATAATTTACGTAAAAATATTATTAATTTTATTCAATCTGATTTACGTAAATTAAATACAATTTTTAATATTTATAAAAATAAACCAAGTGTTTTAAAAAATGATATTATTCAAAATATTTTTCAAATAAAATCATATAATAATGATACTAAACAAATAACACAAAAACTTATAAATAATAAATATAATTTTAATGATCATTCAGTAGTAATGAATGAAACAGATAGAACAATTGTTGGATTATTATGGCATGAAAATATTATTGATATTTTAGGAAAATTAAATTATAATACATCAATACCATTATATTTAGATATTTTAGATAATATATGTTTTGCAGATTATATTGATCGTATTACATTTCAAAAACAAATATGGCAATTTAATGAAATGAGTTCACTTATAAAAACATTTAAAAATAATAAATTATATCATAATTCTTATAAAAAAAAACCAAAATGTTTATCACAAGAGATAAGATTTACAAAAGTTTTAACAAAATATTCAACTGAATATAATAATTCAATATTTATTCAAAACTTATGTCAACAACTTGGAATGGATAAAAAAGATATTTTTGCATTTTTTTTAAATTTAGTTAATACTGATAATAATTCAATAGCATTATTTGAAAATAATGAAATTACAAAATTGGATATAAATCGTATTTATAGATATTTGGAAAAATATACGAAAGAAGAATTTAATGATATTGAAAATCAAAATGATACATCTTCTGTATCTGACTCAGATGTGGATTAAATTTATTAAATTATTATTTTTGCAATTGTTGTTCTTTTTTAAATAATTTATATTTTGTTTTTTGATCAACAATACATCCCATATGTCGTTCAAATTGATCAGCAGATGAATAAAAGAATACACCAGATTCATTAATAAAATTATTTGTACTAATTTTTACTTTATAATAATTATCTTCATGTATTGACCCAACTTTATGTTCTGGATATCTTTCACCAGTTACAGCATTTCTAATTGTTGATCCTTGAGATCCTGATGAGAATACATTAATTTTTTTATTCTTTCCTGTTTTATTTTTATTTAAAATAATCATTTTATAACATAATTTGTCGTCATCATTAATATCTATAGCTTTATTTAAAATATCAGATTGAATTGATTCATTATCTGTTTCGTAAAAGTGTGAATAGCTCATTGTTGAAAGTGTTTATATAATATAATATAATATGATAATAATTATTTAAATCAATTTTTTTTATAATTAATTTAAATTTATATTATTTATATGTTTAAGATTTTGAACCCCAATGGAAATCTGGTAATTTAAATTGTTTTAATTTTTTCATTGGGATTTTCAATAAATATAATCCAATACTAATAAGAATTAATCCAACATATTGAAATTGGTGTTCAAATCTCTCCCCTAAAAATATATAAGCCACTATACTTTCCATCAAACCACTAACACCATCCCAAGCACCATTCACCATAATTATTGTAGAATTTTGTAATGCTACAATTAACATTATAACAACTCCTATATATCCAATGGTTCCAATCATAAATGGAATTAATCCACCATTATTTGCAAATTCTTTATATCCGAAATCTCCAATAATTTCAACAACTGACAAAATTAATATTTCAGGTAAACTCATATATTATTTAATGTAAATAAAAAAATTGAAATACTTTTTATATTTATATTCTACATTATTTGAAACGATACAAACAATGATTGGAGAAAATGGTATTTATATTTATGAAATATTAAGAGAATTTATAAATTGTGTAAGTATGTATATTATATGGATTATTCTACATTATAGTTGTAGCAATATATATTCATATCACTGTACTCCTTTAACAATTACTGGATTTTTATTATCCCCATTTTACGCTGTATCTCCACAATGTAAAGCTCTTAGATGGGTTATTTATAATTCAGGTAATAGTATTGAAGCAATGTGGTTTATTATAGGATCACTTATTGTGAAAAAACTAATACCTTATAATAATAAAAATTGAAGAAGTGAAGTTTCAATGAATATATATAAAAATTCTAAAAATTCTAAAAATTCTAAAATACTAAAAACAATAATAATTAATTAAACAAATATATATTTCTTTTATTATTTTTGTTAATAATATAAATATTATATTTTTATTTTTTTGAATATTCAGAATATAAATATAACTATTTAAATAATATGAAAAATATAATACATAAACAATAAGTAATTCAATATTTTTTTTTATAAATTGAGTATAAAAAATATTATATAAAGACCATTTATTAATATAACTACACATTTGGGTATTAGAGTTTTTTATAAAAAATAAATGAATATCTAAAAGACCAGATAATATTCTATGAATATTTGTTTTTTCATTTGTAACAGAAATTAAATAATTAATTTTATCTAACCCAAATAATTCTAAATATAATAATTTTTTTGTTGGTTCAAATGGTAAAATATATGGAGTAATACCATCAAAATATTTTTTTTTATATAATAAATCACCATTTAATATAATAGGAATAAAACATGATCTATAAATTATATCAAATAATTCTTCTATATTACGATATTTAGACTTGATTATTTTTTTTTGTTTTTTAATATTATAATATGTAATATATATACGATTATTTATTTTTTTACAAATATCTTCATTTTTGTTAATACGTTCTTTAATTTTTTCAAAACAAATATTAAAAACATTAAAATTATGATGTGTTTTCATTTGTTTTAAAATTATTTCATATAATTCTGGCATTAAATCAAGTGCATCAATGCAATATAAAATGGCGCAAACAGATCCTATACTACAACATGATATTTTATGAATTTTAATATAATTTTGTTTTTCCATTTCTTTTAAAAAATAAAGAGCACCAATTAAATAACTCCCATTAAATATTCCACCATCTAAAATTATATTAATATCTTCTATTTTTTTATTTTTTGGTAAATTTTCAATTAATTTGGTAACATAATTATCTATTATTTGCATAATACTATGATTAATCTTATATTAAAGTTTAATAGTAATAAATATATATTTTAACGAATATATATTTAAATATTATAAAGAATATAATAATATATGGTTGATCGTTGTGAATTTTATGTTTTATCCTATAAAAATGAAGAGAGAAAAACTGCATTACAACATAGATTTGAAAAATTGGAAATTGGTGTTACATTTTATGATGGTGTGGATTTTAATGATGAACGTATTAAAGATTTTAATTGTCATAAAAAAGCATGGTCATATACATATGGTCATTTTGATATGATAAATAAATTCTTAACCGAAACAGGTAAAGAATATGGTATTTTTTGTGAAGATGATATTTATTTACATAAAGATTTAAAAAATAATATGCCCATAATAATTGAAGATTTTAATACAATGAATTTAGATCTATTATTGCTTGGATATATTAACACATTTAAGATTTATGATTCTTATATGCATTATCACCATAAACACCCATTTGTTGAAGAACGTCCACATAAATATCACAATTATCCAACTGAATTATGGGGTGCACAAATGTATATGATTTCAAGAAAACATGCACAAAATTTAATAGATACATATTATAATGGATATGCAGAAAAATCATTAAATCCTGATTCTGGATTAAAACCCTTTTGTTCTGATTGGACAATTACAAAAGATGGTAATAGAGCACTTGTCTATCCAATGTATGCATTAGAGGATGGAAAAACACATTATGATCATTATGGACAAGAAGTTTTTCATCAAACATCATTTAGAGTAAATTATATTGAAACAGATTATGTATAATTTCAACATCAACCTCAACATCAACCTTTAAAAAAGGTTGAGCCAAATAATACTTTTAAAATGGTGTAAATTAAATATATATTTATATATTATAATTACTTATAAGGGTATCAAATAGTAAAATATTTGTTGAAATATCATTTCGTTTTGTTGAATCATAATGAATATTATGAATTAATTGTTGAAAAAATGATGAAATGAATGTATTTTTTAATTTTTCTTCATTAAATATATCACGAATTAAAACTAAAAATAAAATACTTAAACCATACATATTCCATGTATTACTTTTTTCAAGAATATTATTAATAATATATTTTTGTGATTTATTAATATATCTTTCAAGAGATAAATTTACCCCATTTGTATAGTCTGAAATATAAGTATTTGAAAAACAATTTAAAGAATATAATCTATTTTCACAATCTTTAGATAATTCTTTAATATTTATTCTTGTTAAACTTACAATATTATTCTGAAGTAAATAGCAAATAATATGTGTTTCAATAGATAAAAATACATTTCTTGAATCAACCTTTAAAAAAGGTTGAGCCAAATTAACCTTTAAAAAATCAACCTTTAAAAAAGGTTGAGCCAAATTAACCTTTAAAAAATCAACCTTTAAAAAATCAACCTTTAAAAAAGGTTGAGCCAAATTATTTTCATTTTCATTTTCATTTTCATTTAGATTTTGTTTAATAAAACAATCTTCAAAATTTGTTATAATTGGTAAATTATTATTAAATAATATTATTGATGGATGAAAATTTAAATTTATAATATTTAAATTTTCTAAATAAATTAAACTTTTTAGTAAATGAGTATAACTATTTATTAAATTTAAAATATTTTTTTTTGATTGTAAAATTTTATTTTTTTCATATATACTATTATTATTTTGATTTTGTATTATTATATTCTCAATATTTATTTTATTGGGTTTTATATTTGAATAAAAAATATCAAAAAAAGATTTATAATTTAATGTATTTAATTTTGTTAAAAGAATATGTTTATTTTCATTATTAATATTTTCACATCTCTCAAAATTTTCCGTATCAATTGTAGCTATATTGATAAACGAACGTTTAAGTACTGGATTAAAATGATGTGAATAGTTTGGTATTTTAATAATTATTTGTGATATTTGTATTTCATTTAAAGAGAAAAAATCACATGGTTTAATAATATTATTATATAATTTTGGTTTTGGCATTACTTCATTAATATCATAATTATTCTTTTCACGTTTTTGTAAATATGAATGAATTAACATTATAATTATAATATCTTGTAATTATTTGGTTTTATTTAGTTTTCAATATAAAATATCTATTTTTATATGTTTTTTTAATTTTATGTTTAATTTCAATTGAATTCATTTTATTTTCCATTAATCTACAAATTTCTAGTTTTAATTCTTCTGTATTTTTACTACAAAAAGATATAAACCCAGTTGATGGTTTATAATCAATATTATTTTTTTCAGATAAAATATGCGTATCCATTAAATCTAAAATACATTTATTAACTGAACTATAATTTTTACGTTCTATTGGTATAGTAATTGATATATTTTTTTTTCTAAAATAATATCTAGCACTTTTATACATTTTATCTAAAATATTACCATTATATTTTAGTATATTTAATCTATTACATTCATTTACAATAATTTCATCTTGTTGAATTACCCAAATATCCCAATATTCTTTAAATGATTTTCTATCATCATATTGATGAATTTTTGAAAATTTATATAATTCTTCCATAAATTCTTGTGTAAAGGTATAACGATAAATACAGTTATTTGTATTTATCGTTTTATTATCACGATCTTCTGAGTCTAATTGTATTGTTAAGTTTTCCATTTTATATAAGTTTTATGTAATTATTGTACTACTTATAAATATAATATTTCAATTTCAATTTTTTATTAAAATCTACTAAAATTTACTAAAATATATCATAATTTTTGATAATATATAATATAACATACCAAATAGTGCACTTGTAAAAACAAACCCATATAAATTAATATTACCGTCTTTAAAAAATAAAATGGGTAAAAATTTATATAAATATCGTCTAAAAATGGGTAATTGAAATAAAAAATATAATATAGATATTAATAATGGAATTTGAATTTCATCATATAATTGATCTAATTTATTACTATTATTTATATTTTTATTGTAATTATTAATTATATCTTCATTATTATCATATTCTGAAATATAATCATTATTAGATTGTGGTGGAATAAAATTTGGTTGAATATATGGATCTTGTACTAAGTTATCAACATTTTGTGAAATATCTCTAGATTGTAATTGTGTTGATCCGGATGAACTTGCTTGTTGTAATCCATTTACAATTTGATTTATTGTTGTTTGATCTAAGGTAACATTATTTTCATTTGCTGAAAATGAAATATTTCCACCAATTGATCCTCCATTAACTGGATCTGTTGGTAAATTACTAATATCTGATGACATATAATTATTATAAAGAATGATTCATTATAATAATTACGCAAATCAACCTTTAAAAAAGGTTGAGCCAAACCAACTCTTGAAATTTGGCTCGACAAAGATTTGGCTTAAATATTAACAAAGATTTGGCTCAACCTTTTTTAAAGATTGACAAAGATTTGGCTCAACCTTTTTTAAAGGTTGATTAAAGGTTGAATTGATTGATTAATATAATACATTATTTTTTGATATATTACATTTTGTTGTAATTGGTGTAAATTTAAAACATTTATCTTGATGTTTAAAAATTTTATCTTGAATATCAGCTAATGGTGGAGCTTTTGATAAAACACAATTTTTACCACTACACACAGTTCTAAATAATGTGGCTAAACCAAATCCTAATATAACAGACATAATATATTTTCCACTTTGTGTATGAAGAAATTTAGTAAGATGCATTTATATTATATATAGTAAATAAATTAACATAAACAATAAGTTAAAATCTAACTACCTTGTATTGGAATTTTAGATATTAAAGAAGAATCTGCTGGACATTGTACTTCATTTGATTCATAAACAAAACAATTATCTGCATTATCTTTATACTGCGTTTTACCAATATTTTCAGGTGTTGGATATATAAATACAGTTTTAGTTTCAGGACCCCAAATATAAACAAAAAATAATCCAATTGCTAAACTAATAATAAATACTGGTATTGAAATATAATGTGTAATCATATTTATTATATTATAATATTATAACATAATATTATTAAGTAATATTATTAAGTAATTGTAATTTTATATTTATTATTGGATTCAGGATCTATTGCAAATAATTCTTTATTAATAATTTCAAAATTATATTTTAAATTATTTGCTTCTAAAGCTGTTATTGTACCATCAGGTAGTATTTTTGGATAAATTTTTATTTTTGGTAAAGGATTAGCTTCATTATCAGAATCAGAATCTTCTGACTCTTCTTCTGATTCATTTGAATTATTATCTTCATCTGTATCTTCATCTGATGATTCATTATCTTTATTAGAAATTAATACAGAATCAGATGATGAAGATTCATTTTGAATATTTATTTTTTCTTTAATATCTGGAATAGCTGGTAATATTTTTGATTTAACTTCTTTTGTAGAAAAATTTTCAATACCAGTTTTAAATGATATAATACTTTGACCAATAATACCTATATTATCTTCAAAATCTTTAATGGAATATTTATTTTGAATTAAATGAAATGTATTATCATTTTCATTATAATCAATATTATTAATCGCATTTTTTCTATGTATAATTTCAGTTATTTTAGGATTTATTGTTTTTATGTTTAATTCAACAGCATCATTTATATTTTGTATATTATTATTTGTATTATATTGTTGAATAAGTAAATTATAATTATCCATATTATTATAATAGTCCATTTGTAGTTTTTTTAATTCTTCTTTTTTTTCAGAATTATCTACAACATTTAAATATTGTTGTAATACACCTTCATCAAGTGGGGTTGATTCTGTAATAATATTCTTAATATTATCAAATTTTATTATAGCTTCTTCTTCAGTTGTATATCCAAATAATAAATCGTTTTTATCAATAATTATATTACGTTTATGTTTATTCATATTAACTTCATTATCATGAATACTATCAATAATATTGGATATAAATCCTAAATTAATTTTAATATCTAATGGACATGGATTTTTTCTGTCACCACATATAGCAATATATTGTCTTTCATATGTTTTTTTATCAAAAAAATTAGAAAATAAAGTTCCTACAGGTCTTTTACAATTAATACATTTTGGTTTTAATTTTAAAAATTCTAATCTTTTTTCTTTCCAACTTAATTCAGATATTTTTGAAATTTTTAATTTTTCTTTTTTTATATTATTTTCATATTCTGATTTAAGTTTAAAATAATTATTTAATCCATCAATAAATTTTTTATTTAATTCTTCAATTTCTGATTCTGAATTATTTTCACTATCCATTCTTATATATTATATTAACTAAAAAATGGTAATATTTAATTTATTTATATTTAATTATAGAAGAAAAAATAAAATATTTTAGTATAATAAATGAGCCAATCTCAAAATATACCTATTGAACCCTCTACAGAAACAACGATAAAAATAATTACATCATTTATAGTAAATATAACGAATGTTCAATTATTTACAAGTGTTTCGGTAAATGCTATGTTATATGGTTCAGATGGAACTTTTCAATCCGTTAAAAATATTACATTTTCGGGTCAAGACTATTTAGATTGGAATAATGATGATCAATACATTATTAATAAGACTGCTGAAAAACTGGGGTTTATAATAGAATCTACAGTACCAATAGTACCTAATTAGAGACCAAATAGATATTTACGAAAAATATTATATAATTATATAATATATAATGACAATTATAAATTATAATGGATCAACCGGAACAGTTTTAAATAATGGTATTAATCCTGCAACAAAAAGAATTTTTAATACACTAGAAATAAATAAAATTAAAAGTAAAAATAATCCAAAATTAGATATAATATATAAATACTATAAATTAAATAATTATGATATGAATTCACCCGAATATTTACAATATCTTAAATTATATAAAGAAATTAATGAGCCTACAGAAAATCTAAATAATTCTATATATATAAATAATACTGATGATAAAAATTATAAAAATTTAGAAAGAATTGAAAAAACAATAAATGATATATTGATTAACATTAATAATAATGAACAAATAATACCAGAACAAATAATACCACAACAAATAATACCACAACAAATAATACCACAACAAATAATACCACAACAAATAATACCAGAATATAGAGAACAAAATAGTACATTTGGACAAATGAAACGATCTGTTGGAAAAAAATTTGGAAATATTGGAAAAACCTGGGGGTATACAACAAAACCACCAAAAAAGGGTGGAAATAAAACTAAAAAA